GGCACCGTGGCTGGCCGGCAGAAGACCTGGGACGATGCGATCATCCCTGGCGAGCTTTACAAGATCGGCTCGGCGCTTGCGATCTGCACCAGCCGCACAGACGCGGCGTTCGTGTCTCAGGCTGATGTGTCTTCCGGTTCTGGCCAGGAGGTGACGGCGGTGTTCACCACGGTGCGGCCAGGCTCTGTCGCTCTGAACACGCAGGCCAACATTGAGCGCGATGGCAAGACCTATCTGGAAGGAAGCTATGAAATGCGCAACGTGGCCACGGTTGACGGCCACGTGCTGCGCTGCGCCATCGCAAGCGTTTCCACCAGCCGGCCCTGTCAAGCAGTTGAATTCGGCATCCGCTCGCGCCTTGGTATCCGCATCAACGGCTTCTGCAACCTCAAGGACTCGATCAGCTACGGCGAGGCCGATGAGCGGGCTTGCCTAAGCCGCAAGAACGACATCATCGAGCGCGGCTCCACTCTCAAGGTGGACGTATTCCAATCGAACACGATCACCACCACAGAGGAGCGCTACAGCTTTTTCAAGATCAGCTACCGCGAAGCCGGCAGCGGCAACGCTTTCACCACGCTCGGCAACACCTACGGCATCCGTGGTGCCACGCAGCAAAACGTATTCAATTACGTGCAGCTTGGGATGCCTTCAATCAAGCAGTGGGAATTCCAGATGGAGCCGCTGAGCGGTTTTGAAGTGCGCAATGGCTCTGGCACGCTCTACGTGCTCGATGCTCGACTTAGCAGCCGGGTGGTGGTGACTGATGGCGCTGTGACCGTCGCCTTCAACGGCGAATCAGTGCCGCGCACCGCTGAGCAGTTCTCGATCGCTGCAGTGCGTGGCGACGGCAAGGGCATCCCTGAGCTCGATCCGCAAAACTACGGCGCCCCCTCTGACCGCAGCTACCTCGACACCTGGGGCAAGCTCGCCGAAGCCTTCGTCTACGAAGAAGCTCAGAGCAGCGCAGCCAGCGGCCCCGAGCATGAAGTGGTTTACATCAATGAGATCACGCCCAATACCAGCACCCCGGTCTACGACGGCCTGGCCCTAGTGGGCGTCAACGTGATGAGTTCGGTGGAATGGCAGCAGTTCGGCCAGTTCTCTTGCTACGTGACCGGCGGCAAGACCTGCCGCAGGTTGCGCAACAGCCTGAGCGTTGGCGCCACGCACCTCTTTCCTGATGTGCTGTTGGATCTGATGACCAATGCCACCTATGGCGCTGGTGATCTGATCACCGATGAGATGATCGACCTAGCGGCGTTCGAGGCCGCAGCCGATTGGTGCCAGACCCGGAAGTATTTCTTCGATGGTGTGCAGGCCGATCGCGTCAACCTGCGGCAATGGGCAGCGGATACCGCAGCAGCGCACCTGCTCAACTTTGGTGAGAGCGATGGCAAGTTCTACCTGCGCCCTGCGCTGCAGTTCACCGCAGTGCCGATCAAAGGGCTGTTCACGGCCGGCAATATCGTCGAAGGCAGCTTCAAGCTTCAATATCTGGAGCCTGAAGAGCGCGAACCGATCCAGGTCTCAGTTCGTTACCGCGAGGAGCGTGCCAGCACTGACCTGACCAACCCCGGCATCTTCCCAACCGAACGTGAGGTGCTGGTGCGTGAAGCCAGCGGCAGTGCCACCGATCCGGTTGAGTCGATCGACCTGAGCGATTACGTAACCAGCCGTGAGCACGCGATCGACGCAGCCAAGTTCATCATCAGGATGCGCCGCATCCCAACGCACGCGATCAGCTTCCGCACCACACACGAAGGTGCGCTGGCGAAGTTCGGCCCTAGCGACTACATCCGCGTGGCGATGGATGAGACGCAATACGACGAGTTCAACAATGGTGTGGTCACCGACGCTGGCGCCTTGGTCAGCACCAAGCCGCTGCTAGATGACAGCTATAGCGTCATCGCATGGGATGGCACTGAAGGCACACCGCCAGCAGACGCGACACTTGTCGTGAGCAATGGCGGCACCACGGCCACACCCGCAGGCATTGTTTTCACCGTCAAACTACCCAGCACGCAGGTACGCACTTATCAAATCGAGCGCATTACGCCCGACGAGGAAGGCACCTTTAACATTGAGGCAGTCCACATGCCGACCAACGCTTCTGGCGTACTGGAACTGGCAGACGGCTTCGATACTGGCGGCAACTGGGTGATCGAGTGATGGCTGTAACGTTCCCAACCATCGAACCAACAGCTCGCAGCTTCACCGCACCGCGCTGGCCAACCTCTGGTGTCACGACGCAATCTGGTGTCACCACACGACGGCTATGGGGCAGCAGGCCATCGCAGGCGCAGCTCAGGCTTAGTTTCGACAACATCAGCGACGACAATGCTGGATTGATTGTTGCTGCCTACAACTCAGCCAAGGGCGCAACAACTGAGCTCACACTTCCCGACGTGTTGTTTAATGGCGCATCTGCTGCATTGACCGGCTGGCTGAACACAACATCAACTGGCGCTGGCATGAAATGGTTTTTCTCGGAAGAGCCGCCAACGGTTGAAAGCGTTGCGCCGGGCCGTTCTTCAGTGCGTGTGGCGCTTGTCGCTGAGCTTAGACTGACCTAAAGACCAGCTAGCTATGGCCGTCAAAACTGCTGCTACCGCTGAACTGCAGTTTGGCGGCGCCGTGATCGGGAAGGTTCGAGACGTATCGCTGAACATCAGCCGCGACCCATTGGAAACCACCGGCATCGGGCAAACCGATCGCACCTATACCTATGGCATTCGCAGCACAAGCGGAAGCGGGACGCTGCTGTATGACTCCAGCGACACGGCAACCCGCAATGTGATGAACACGCTGCTGAGTGATTCGCAATCTCTGTCGCGCGTCAAGCTGGTTCTCGACACTGCAACAACACTCGGCACCATCGAGGGCGATGTTGTTGTCACTCAGGCTGGTGTCAGCGTCAGTGTTGGCGATCTGGTCAGTGTGCCCATCAGCTTCAACGTCAGCGGAAAACCCACCGGTAGCTTCTGATGGCAGTCCTTGGCGTTGGTGGTGTCCTTGACATCAGCCGGGCGATACCCGAGCCGATTGCGCTGTCATCTGCTCGCATCAATACAGGCGGCGCCACGACAACCATCTCGCTGACAAACCCCGGCTACTGGGCGGGCGACCGGATCATCATCGCGTCATCGCTTGGTGTGCCGTTCGATGTCAACGGCGATGGCTATGCCGACTGCCCAGATGGGCATGGCATCTATCGCGGCGGCATTTGGGACACCGGCATCAGCAGGGCTTTTTACGTTGGTGGCGATACAGACGCCAGCCCCTTTTATCGCCAGTACACAGAGACCCTCAATCTGGTCACACAAGCTGGCGATCAGCTTGTGACTCAGAGTGGCGATGCGCTGATTGGCCTTTCAGGTGCGGAGGGGCTTGAAGATTTCTACAACAATGCCGCCAATACCGGCCTTGCGACACAGGCCGATGGCTACATGAGCCGCGACGAGCTGGACCGCATCCGCCTTTGGACTACAGAGGCGGCGGCACATTCTGCCTCTGGCACAGAGAAAGCTATCGGCAAGGTTAAGTGCGGCAACTTCATCGTCGCCTACTACGACGATGCTGCGCAGTACACCACAGCGATCAACACTGCAGCGACATCACTCAATGCCCTCACGCTGTTGCAATCTGAACAGTTGCTAGCGAGCGTCATCACGCTGCCCGCCGGATTTGCGGCACTGTGCGACGACGCAAACCGCAACTGGAAGATGCAGTGCGATCTTGAGGAATGGGTGATGTCGATCGACGCCACCAATCTTGATACCACTGCGATCGGCGAAACCTTTGGTGAGCACGTGAAATCTTTGGTGCGCGGTGCTGGTACGCTTCAATTCCAAGCGGATCACCGCGCCCAGACAGGTGAAGAGGACGGCCTAGCACTGTTGCGCCTTGTCTTGCTCACTCAAAACCAGTGCAACACTAAAGCGCGTTTCCATCTTTACAAAAACCGCACTGCGCCTAACCCCCAGATTGATGGTTCGGTTTACTACGAATGCGAGATACTTCTCACAAATTCAAGGCTGAATACAAGAGCAGGCGACATTATTGCCGGCACTGCTGATTTCGTAGCAACATCTGAAATCAAGATCAAGGTTGCCGCCGGCTAGACTCAGAGCACGTAGGACCAATGGAAGCCCGTGGCCAGCCTTGGATTTGCCGGTGACAGCGGCTCGCTGAGCGACATCAACGCAACCCAAGGCGAGTTTCGCGAGCAGATTGCGGCGCTGAATGACCTGATGCGTCAGGTGGCGGGCAACGCGGCGATTTCCGCGGGCGACTCTGCCCAGGCCGATCCGCTTAACGCTCCCTTCACCCTTTACGTCAACCCCTACACCGGCAGCGATGAGTTCGTCGGCGGCGCTTACAACACGTTTGAAGCGGGCGCCACGCAGCAAGAAATCATCGACTCCAAGCTGAAGCGCCTCGAAAAGCAGCGCCTCACCTGTGGTTTTACGCCGCAGCGCCCCTTCCGCACGATTAACCGTGCCGTGATCGAGGCAGCGATCATCACCAGCAAGGACTGGTACACGATCACCGACCCTGCCGCGCATGTTGACTGCGTGAGCATCGTGCTGGCGCCCGGCGTCCACACCCTTTACAACGACCCCGGCAGTGGCAGCACCAGCCTCACGAGCTGGGGCACGTCCAAGAACCCGACCACTGCCGAGCTGATCCAGTTCAACCCGGCCACGGTCGGCGGTGTGCTGCTGCCACGCGGTTGCTCCCTGTGCGGCGCTGATCTGCGGAAGGTCACCATCCGCCCCAACTGGGTGCCGGCTAACGCAGACGAAGCGGCTGATTACAGCAACCGCCGCGAGATGCTGAAGATTACCGGCACCGGCTACTTCTTCGGCTTCACCATCATGGACAAGGTGGGCTCAACGAGCAGCCATCACCTTCTGTCTGGATTTGGCTTCGCCAGCAAAGCTGAGCTTGATGCTTTCTATGCCAAAACTCTGAGCGCCGTTGGTGATGGTGCAGATCTAGCAGCCACACTGACCAAGACCCGTGGCACCGAGTACCAGATTGTTGGTCCAATCGACCGCACCCAATCGCCTACTGAGGCATGGGACACCACCAGTAGCGCTTCGCCGTACATCTTTAACTGCTCGATCCGCTCCAACTATGGGATGGGCGGCGCCTTCATGGATGGCGGTAAGGTCGAAGGTCTTAAGAGCATGGTTACCGCCAATTTCACTGGTGTGAGCCTGCAGAAGGACATGACCTGCTGGCAGCGCTATAGCGGCAGTTCATGGACCACCACCACTTACGCGCAATACATTGCCACTGACCCTGACAACGTTCGGATGAAGCCCGAGCGCATCAGTCGTCATATTTCAGCAATCAATAATGCCTTCATTCAAGAAGTCAGCATCTTTGCTATCGGTCAAGGCATCCACCATTTCACGGATCTTGGTGGTGAGGTCACGATCACCAATAGCAACAGCAGCTTTGGCGGTTGCGCCGCTATCAGCAAGGGCTACAAAACCTTTGCCTTCCCGCTAGATCGAAACTGGACTGTTGACGCTGTTCGTGTACCGCTCAACCTAAGCGAAAAGACCGGCAACATTCGCCGCGTTTATCTCGGCACCATTGCTTCGATCACCAGCAGCAAGATCACTCTGGAAACTGCTCTTGCGGTTGACTCTACAAGTGAAACCGTACCAGCAGTCCTGCTGCGTGATGGCTACACGCTGGCTGATGGCACCCGCGTTTGGGTCGAAAACCCCCTCGGTGATGATTGGCGTACAAGTCTGACAGCATCGGCCTGGAGTGCTGCTAGCGCTGATGAGATCAATGTTTCTGGCGCCCTAGAGCAAAGCGGCACTGATGATGCACCTGGCATCAATCCTGACACTGGCCTAAGCGTTGCTGTCGGCAAACGTGTTTACGTCCGCCGTTTAGTGGACACGCGCACGCCTGAAGAGCGGCGTCTATCAATCAAGCTGAACAACACCGCAGTCGCACGCCTGCCGCAGCGTAATTTCATCGTTCAAACCGATCCAGGACGTGCGGGCGGTGCTATCGCCGATTTGTTCGGCACAACCGGCGATGATGTAATTCTGGTTGGCGCTACTGGCATTGGCGATACAACATCAACTGGTGTAGCCAAAACTTCTGAGATCACACTACGGCGTGGCTCTGCTGACGTGAGCTATGCAGTTAGTACTTTTTACCGCGCTGGCACGGTCGTCAAATATCAAGGCAAGCATTATCAATCGTTAAAAGATCAAACCACTGCAGGCTCAGGCGGCCCTGATCCTGCGACCTGGGGCGAAACCTTTGTGCATATGCCCTCTGCTTATAACGCAGAGGACAATACCGCAAACAATGCGCCGATCATCCTGTTGGATACTGACACCAGTGATGACGCCGATAGCGAAACGCTTGGCATAAACTTCACCACCGGCTGGACCTCTGCCGGCACGTTGCGCAATCAATACCGCACCGCAACGGATTATCTCGGTGTTTACGGTTTCCTCGTGGCGCTGGGCTTTAGCAGCGCTGCCGCGCATTCTGCATTGGTTCCGCAGGCTGAAGCAGATCGTGATCGTGACCCAACCAGCTCCGCAGACTTCCCGACCCCGCCATCCAGCGGAGCCGCAAGCGGACTTGGTAACTGGGCCATTGAATTCCGCCGCCCGAGTGTGTTGCGCCTTTATGGCCACGCTTGGGAATGGGCAGGCTTCCTGAACTATTCCAAAGCGCTTCCTGCGGCACAGCAGGAGCTTGGCGCACAGAATAAGTTCACCTATTACTTCACCAGTGATAGCGGTGGCCGTGTGGTGCCGCAAGGATCGAACGAAGATGGTTTCAACATCACCCCGCGCGGTCTGGAGGACATTGAAACTGGCGCCACGTTGACAGTCGATGCGATCGGCTCGGCAACGCTGGATGACTTTCAAGTCACAGATTTTCCCAATGGATTGACGGCCAGCACCCTTGAGGTGGATGAGCTGATCGTTCGCAATACGGTTGATCTGCCAACTGCTGCAACCACAACTGAGGTCGCGGGTGCGGTTGAGCTTGCCAGCGCTGCTGAGCTGCGTGATTCTGCATCAATTAGCGGCACAAATGACACGCAACGAAACAACAGCATCAACGCTGATCCTGTTGTTGTCACTAAGAAGGGACTTGAATACTGGAAGACGCAGAATCGACTAGTCAGCGCCAGGAGTGGCGTGCAATATGTTTATGTTGATCCAGTTAATGGACGCAACGTAACTAGCACCGACACGTTGCTAGCAGATCCTCCGACTTCAGCTACTGACAACAAGCCAGTCAAAACTTTGAGGGCTGCCGTCAATTATGCAAATGCTGCATACAGCCCAAGCGAGACTGTTGAGTTCCGCATTGGACCTGGTGTTTACCTTGAATCTGAGACGATCACATTTAACTCAGTGACCCGTATCCGAGCTTGGAATTTTAGTACTCAGTCTTACCTTAATGATGACCAAGCCGGCGGCACCACTCCGTTCATGGGGCAAGCTTCAGACGGCAAGTCATGGGATCAGACGCGAGCTTACTTCACTGATAGCCAGAATCATCCTATTTTTCTAACTCAGGCTAGCATGGCCTACCCTTTTACGCCAGAAAGGGCTTTTCTGAGATTGCGGCCATTAACGCTTTCTTTTCGGGAGCAGGCATCTGTGGCGGGTGTTGTTTGGTGGGGCGCAGTGGAAACTATAACCAGTGATGACGTGCCTGATAGTTTTTTTGCTGGCAGGGCCGCAATTTCTGACTGGAGGGTAGACGCAAAAGCGGCACCCGATGATGCTATTAACTATTTTATAAGAGAAGAGCTTGCGACAAGCACAAGCAGCGATATCACGGCCAACGGCCTTCAGTACATTGAGGCCAATCCCTGTATTTCTGCTCAAAAAGCGCTAACGATCAGCAACGTAGCTATTGATGCTATCTGCCCATGCGATATAATATCTAATAGCATACAAAATCACTCTGTATTCCAAACTGCAGGCGAACCAATTCTCGCCCGTGGTGTCTGGCTAATTGGCAATGTAAATATCAGCTCAAACTTGCCATCTGCGCCAAAACTTCGCGGTCAAACTACTTACCAGATCACAGGCTTTGCAGAATCTGTATTTGACATTGACCAAATTGAAAACAGGCAGGATGGTATTACTCTAAACCTTGGAGGCTTTCGTGAAATTACTGGCGGCACAGGCACCGATGCTGATTACAACTTTACGTGGAACAATATCCACTTAGTCAATAATGCAATGGCCTACCCCACCGCCGCTAATGACACTTCGCCAGAGGGCAGCGCTTGGAAAAACATTGGCCCAGCGGTGCAGGGCCTTTTCGGGGCTCCTTATTTTGTAGCAACGACAAACGCACGGCACTGGCATGCTGGTTTTGTTGTTTCGACAGATCACTATCAAGGATTTGCAGGTAAATTTGGCAATTATGGAATTTTCAATAACGCTTCTGTCAACAGAAGAGCAAAAGGTATTCACACGATAGTTAATGGTTTTACGGTTAGGTCCTGTCTCACGCATTATTTCTTGCGTCAAGCTGGGACAACGGCGGCGCCAGCTGATTCAGGCTATCCAGCAACCCCAGGGGATATTGGGTCGCAAGAGGATTTTGATGCCCTTAATGTTGAGGTAACTCCTATCGCTAGGGGGATTGATGTCGACAAACCCCTTGCCGCTTTCCGGAGCATCAAGCTATGACCTATTCCTGGACCTTCAAAAACCTGCGCGTTGCTGCTAAGCAAGGCGACCTTGCTGATGTGATGGTCAGCGTTGACTACCGCATTGGCTACACCGCCGACCGCTCTCGGTGGGCGTATCACTACGGCAGCGTGGATTTTGCACCGGCAGATCCGGCGCTGTTCACCGAATACACCTCTATCACTGAAGAGCAGATGATTGGTTTTGTTGAGCAAGCACTCGGTGATGAGTTGGCGGTAATCCAAACGGCATTACAGGCTGAGTATGCCAACCCAATTACTACCCGTTCTTTGCCTTGGGAGGTGGCGTTAGACTTTGGCGAAGGGTAGCCTTTCGTCGCTGTGGCCAACACCAAGATCACCGAGCTGACACAGCTCACCAATCCTGTCAGCACTGATGTGCTGCCGATTGTTGACGTAGGAGCAGACGTTACCAAGAAGATCAGCATTGCGGATCTGCTGAAGAACGCATCGGCTGGCACTGCTGCAGCGCCGGGCATTGCTTTTGATGGCGACACCAACACCGGCCTCTACTCCCCCGGCGCAGATCAAGTAGCCATCTCGACTAATGGCGAGGGGCGGTTGTTTGTTGATAGCAGTGGAAGGGTTGGGGTTGGCTCATCTCCATCGACTAGGAAATTTGAAGTTCTTGATTCAAGCAACACTGTCGCTTCTTTTCTGCGTAATACAACAGGCGAAGGAGCAATTCGAGTCGGAAATACTGATGGCGATATTTACATTGGCTCGTCTCAAGGCGATGCCGTTTTGCAGGCATCTTCTAACACGGGAAGATTTTTCTTTAATGCAGGCGTTAACTCAAGAATGATTATTGACTCCTCCGGCCGCTTAGGTCTGGGGACTAGTAGCCCTAGTTATGAATTAAGTTTTGGAACTGGCACCAGCAATCTCGTTAGCGTCGGCACAACTAATGCAGCATTGCGTTTGCGAGCCGATGGAGCTAGGTCACTACAGCTTTATACAAACGGAGAAAACCGTCTCCATATTAATTCGGCAGGAGCGGTAGGGATTGGCACTACGAGTCCTGGCACCCTGCTTACTTTGGCGGGCAATAATGACGCATCCACAAACAATAACACTTTAAGATTTGTCGATACAGATTCATCTTCAAGTGGCACACAAGAATCAGGCAGAATTGAGTTCTTTACTTCTGATTCAACTCAGTCTGGAGTACACAGTTACATTGCAGGTCAAACCACTGATGTTAGCGGAAATGGTGCGATTACTTTTGGCACAGGCACCGCGGGTTCCGCCACGGAAAGCGCCCGCATCGACAGCTCCGGCAGGTTGTTAGTTGGCACGTCTTCGAGCCCTAGCGCATCTCAAGGCGCTAACTCCAATCTTGTCGTTCAAGGATATGTTGGTCAACCCACAAGTGGCGGTATTATTTCGCTTCAGCGCGGGCAAGCCTCTGCGAGTATTGCAAGTGATCAGCTGATTGGTCGGATTAACTTTAATGGTAGTGACGGTTATCCTTTTGCTGATATAACCGCAAGAACCGACGCAGTCGCTGGCGTTGGCGACTACCCTGGCGCGTTAGTGTTCTCCACTACTGCCGCAGGTGCGAGCAGCCCGACGGAGCGGATGAGGATTACGAATGCGGGTGCAACGCTAATAGGGACATCCACTTCAAACAACAATGCACGTCTTGGCGTTGCAGGCAGCACCCACATTGGTGCTGGCGCTAATACTGTGTCCTTGGCTAACGGCGCCACTGGAACAGTTATTACTCCTGCTCGCGGTTATTCTTACATTAACGTCAGTCATAGCAATACTGCTTCAGATGGTTTGCTACTCCTTGTATTTGCTAATACAACAGCTCTTACCATTGTCAATACAGTGCACAGCAATGCGGGTACTCGCTACAGCGTCTCAGCTTCCGGTAGAGACCTGCAAGTAACCAATGCTCTTGGCTCCACGGCCTCGTTCTATGCGTCGTGCGTGACGCTTGCTTGGGGAGACAATGGTTAGACCTCTAAGTCCTACTCGCTAAAACGTCTGGGGCGGTACACACCGCCCTTTTTAATGCGTGGTAGTGTGATGGGGCAGCGAGTTTGCACCTCCTGCCCCTGGCCACGATCCCCTAGAGACCATGACTCAAGAAGAATACCGCTCCGAGATCACGCTTAGCGAGCGTGGCAAGGAAGTCATCCGTATTGATCAGGAAGGCTTCCACTACAACGGTCAGTTCATTGCCGATGCCGGTGAAGCGCATCGCTTGCTGGTCGAGTTCCTGAAGAAGCACACCGCCTAGTCATTACCACTTCTATGTCTGAACTTTCATCGCAAGCCCAAGAGGTGTTCTGGGCGTTCAACCGAGCAGCCAGCGGCAAGCCTGAGGAGTGGCATTATTCGCCCGCCATTGCCGCCGCAATCCGGGAAATCGCAGCCAAGTATTCCTACGAGGTTCATGGCGATGGCTGGTACGAACTGGTGGTGGACGCCGCCGACCTTTACGCGCTTGCTGACGAGCTTGAAGCCCAGTAGTCACCTTCACTAATCAAGCCGAGCAAACTCACCATGAAGCCTGCGTGCAGCCTCGCAATAGGCAGCGTAGGCTTCTTCTTTTGTATTGAATCGGCCCAAGGCAATTCGCTTGCCGTTTACTTGTATGCCTGTTTGCCATTTCTGACGTTCTTCCGACCAAGAAACGCCTTTTAAGCCAGAAGTGTTGTCGTTTCTAGTTTTTTGGTTGCATTGATTCTGCCTAGATGTGGCCAAACGTAAATTGACAAAACGATTATTGTGCGGATCGCCGTCGATGTGATCAACAAGCAAATCTGCGGGATCTTTCGCTGTTTGCATTAGCCATACGATCCTATGTGCCATATATCTTTTCTTGTTTATAGTCACAGAGATTGCGTGCTTTCCGTAAGTCCCAGCCTCGTCCCCTGGTTTTATCCAACGCGCTACAGATTTTTTCCAATAAAGCTTGCCTGTTTTTGGATCGTAAGACAAAAGCTCTTGAACGCGCTGCAACGTGGGCAGCGGTTTAAACTTTGGCATCGGCCTATGCAGGTAGGGCGGTCATCCCCCGGGTGCGCTAACACGCCGGGGACACTACTCTACAAGGGTTGAGCCGATTTCCCATGGCGACCACTTTTACTTGGGGCGTGGCGAATCTGGAGCGGGAG